CTATATCTCGTATTTCTTTTGTTTCCATACCATCTTTAATAAAAGATGGCTCGTCTTTTGTCTTTTGTTTTTTTTTATTACTACTCATTTATTTATTTGAAACATTATTATCTTTATATAAATATATATCTAAAAGAGTACATAATTGTTAAAAAACTTTTAAAAGTTTAAAAAATGAAAAAATAAAAATAAATTATAATTATGTACTCTTTTTTGGCAAAATTGATTACTAATATATTTATAATGAACTATAAGCAATGGAAAATTATACTGCCAAAGTTTATTACGATGGACGCTTTAAACTGACATCGGAACTATATAATAGTCGCGAAGAATTAATCGGCTATTTTAGTTTGAACTTTTATGACCAATATCAGTTGGAAGTTGACATATGCGAAGAATATCAAGGGCGTGGGTTATCTAAAGTATTGTTGAATAATTTTGCTATATATTTGCTAAATTGTAAAAAAGGAGATAAATATATTTTATTTGACAGCAACACACAGCGCATTTTAAATGATTATGATATATTAGCTATTGATTCGGATGCTAGTGAAAATTCAAATGGAAAATCTTGGTGGTCTAAAATAGGAATGATAGAAAATAGATATTATGATAGAAAAAATCCAAACATTTCGTATAAAGGATATGAAAAAATAATCACATTGGGAGACTTGCTTAAAAACATTAGGCAATAAGCCTAAAAAATAAATAATATGTAAATATCTGTTTTTTATATTACCAATTAATATCTATATAATAATAGAGATTATAATGAAAAATAATATAGAATACACAGAATTAGATTATAAACCTAATGTTCCAGTCCCTCCTCCTCCTAAAAATGCCGGATTATATACAGGTGACGTTTTATTTGACAAAAAACCTTGGGGTAATAGTTATAAAGCACCTTCTATAATACCCGATGCTGTAGCATATAGTTCTCAATTTTACGCAAGTCATCATATACCATCATATAATAGACCCGGAAATAATACAATAGATACACAATTATATCAAAAATATAATAAAACTGAAGATAACTATAATTTCAGTTGCTATGTTAATAAAATTTTAGGTTGAGGTTTTTTAATATTCTCCTTATGTTTTTTTAAGAAATCGCATATATATTTATATGTCTCATCAACTTGTTCAAAATTAATACCACCAGTAATTAATATACTACCACTTTCAAATAAAGCACCAGTGACCTTTTTACAATCACCTATAGCATTACCACTTCCCTTTCCATAGCAAGTATTGGGACAACAACATATTCCATTCTTTTTTTTACTTTGCTTATTCCAAAAGTATTCTAATTTTACACCTTGATAAATACCGGGTTGAAAAGAACATTTATTATTATACTCATCGCTAATAAATATTTTATGTATTTCCTTTCTTTTCAAATCAAAACCTTTAGTCAATTCGGGATCTGTATAAACCTTGAAATCAGTATTAATCATCCTTATCTTAAAGTTTTGATATTTTAATTCATCAATGTTATTTAATGGATTTATTATATCAGATGATACGTTTTTATAGATATGCTTGATATTTTCTATAATATTATTTACAATTATTTCAGTATGTGTTACATCTTTTATACCCGTAAGCTGTATATTGCCATTCTTAAATATCTTGACATTTGGAATATAAATATTATTAAACATATAAATAATAGTAACTTGATTGTCAAATCTGTTTTTTTTTACCTTATCTTTTTTACTCTTTCTCCTTTTTTTAGGGTAAGTTCCACGCGATATATCCTCTCCATCTTTCATAAATTGAATCCATACAATACCTTCTTTATCGTCAAAACATTCCTCTTTAATTTTAATATTATTGAATAATATATTTAAATCTAAATTAATATTTATTCCTATATTCGCGTTACATGTAATAGTTGAGATTCTATATTTTGAAAAATATATTTCGGACATTATAGCAATATATATAAGAATTATAGCCCTTATATCATTTTTTATTTTTCCGCTACATTAAATTTTCATTATTTACATTTTGATTCCCAAATGTTTATTGATATTGTTTAATTCATTTTTTCCATTTTGCCCTTGATTATTTATATTATCCGTTATATTTTTAATATAAGATGTATTAACAACCTCGTAATTATAATTTGTAGTTATCATTGGTGGCAAATTTATAATATGCGTTTTGTCGTTTGATAAATGACTTTTGCGAAATTCTTCAATAGATAATGGACCATTAAATAAATTTAATAAAAATCTTGAAGGGGCTGGTCTTATTGGCTTTGTAAATCCGTAATGCTTACTAAGCATTTGGATTAAGCTATTAATTTCCCATACTTTATCACTCCCACAATGAGAAGAAAAATTATAAGCATTCGCACATTCCAAAGAGCAAAAATTACCAAATAACACATACGTATCACTTTTAACATTGTATTTATAAGGCATCCCATATGTTCTATCTTCTATGGGGTGGCAACACCAATAGCAATTATTATTACATTTAAAAATATTCTTATTATATCCATATTCAAGCATATACTCGTTGTTTTCATCTATATTTTCTAAATTATTATCCTGAATATTATTATATAAATTTGAATCATTCAAATAGTAACAATCGGGTTCATAAGGTTTGGGTAATTCAACATTATCGCAAATAATTATTTCATTATTTATATCCGCGATAGGCAATTGTAAAATTATATCTTCATTATCTACCTTTGTAATATCTTTAACAATAGTGTTCATCAAAGTCTTTTTTTTTTTCAATTCTAATGATTTATCTTCGCTGTTTTTTGCTTTTCTTGCCATTTTATATTATTTTGTTATTATGTTAAGTATATAAGAAGTTATATATTTATATATATTTCTTAAAAATAATCCTTAAAGTATGCGATATTATTAATAATATCCTTACTTAATTTTTTAACAGGCATATCTGTATCATTGTCAAAAGATTTCGCCTTACCAGGACTTATACATTTATCTTTTATTTCTTTTATCTCTTTCCCCATATTTACTATAACATCAATTAAATATTTAATTATGAAACCTGCTATAACTATAATTATTAATACAAATAAATCCATTTATTATATGATATACTTATTTTAAATGAATAAAAAAATTATACAAATTTTAACTGGGCACTACCATTTATTATTGTTAAAATATTTATTTCTCTTACATAAATGTTTGCCTCATATTTAACATCGTAAAAATAATTATTTCCTAATATATTTTTAGTTACATTTTGATATAAATTAAATATATCATCATTAGTATAATCATTCAGTTTTAATAATATAGATGTTTTTATTTGTGAATTATTATATGATCCCGATGTATTTACCTTTTCTGGAAACAACGCAAATGAATATGAATATATTCCCGTTCTAGGTACATTCGTATGGTGATAATATGGTTGAATATTATTATAATATTCGGCAGTATGTTCTGCGCGAACTGTATTCGTCCAATTTATAATAGCACTTGATAATATGCCCATATTCTCTAAATAATAAGGCGAAGCAGTATAGTTTAAATAATTATTATATTTACTAACCATATCATTTCTACGCATAAACCATACTATCTCCTTAATATGATTATTGGCATTATTAATATCACATGTTGTCGTCGCATCCGCGATAGTATCAATATTTTTTTCAGTAAATTTAACAGTATCTATAACATAATCATAACTATTTGTTTCTAACAACATTTTGCTACGTTCAATAGTATCCAAAAAAACATATGTTAAATGAAGTTCATTCTTAACATCGTGGTTTTTCGTTTTAGTAAAAGTGTCTATTGAAATATTCGCATTATGTAATGTGTTATAAAAACTACTACTTACATATGAGTTTAACTTATTACTCCATATTTTATATAACCCTTCAACACCTCTATCATTCGTGTATACATCAAGAGTAATCTCGTTATTTGCCAATTTTAATAATGGCAATGCTAATGACGGGTTTCGCGTAAACCAAAAATTCAATGGTATTTGTATCTCTCTCTCTTTTATACTCGGATTTTTGCTCGTAATACTACTTATCGGATAATTGATATTATACAATTTATTATTTATTAATGTATATTTCGCTTGAAAACTAAATGGTGCTATATATTCATTTACATTCCCTATTAATTTATTATATTCTACACCATCTTTATTCGTTAATTCATTCCATATATTCAACCAATCACTATATAATGTTTCAATAGTTTTACCATCTATTAACAACTCTACCCTTTTTATATAATTAAATCCTAAATTTTCCACCCATCTAAATTTTAATTCATTATTAGAATATATATCAGGGATTCTAAATGATAAATACATATTTGACAATAAATCTCCGTGCCTCTCAATTTTATATGTCATTTTAACACTTTTATAAAATCCCCCATTCGCATTATTTATAGGGGCATTAACCCTCTTTTCTATAGAAAAATTAGTATGTTTTCTATAAACATATTTATAATAATTAATACATGGATTAATAGTTATATATTCGTCCATTTGTCCGTTCAATACCAATTGCATTAAACCTCCCCCCATTATTATCTTATAATATCAATACTTTATTATTATCTTATATTATTATATTACATATATCTAATATTTAGCTCATAGTAAAACTAAATATATATTTTTTTAAACTTTCATAGCTTCTATCACCTTGATATTCCGATATCTTATTGTCATTGTTATCAGTAGCTATTATACATGGAAAACCAGCTATATTATACCTGTTTATATCGTCTTTTTTATCGGCAATATTTATTTTTTTAAATTCAACATTACTTACGCTACCTATATCATTATCTAATTTTTCCCATACACCCGAACCACTGAATTGATCACAATATCCACAACCTTCCATATAGTAATATATAACCTTTTTTTTATTATTGGTATTTTCACTTGGCATAATGGTATCGTTAATAAAATTTTCACATAATTTCTTATTATTTATAAATAATACTATTAATATTAATATAAATATCGCAAACAATAAATATATCACCAAATTATTGCTTTTAACCTTAGTCTTAGTAAATTTTTTTATCATCCTAAATATTTACTACATTATTTTTATTACAACAGGGAGTAAATAATATATAATTATAAAAATATGAATTAACATTATTTTTAATAAAACTATTATATTTTGTATCCTTAACCATTAAAATCCTATAATCTAATTTGGAATAATCACATACTTCATCGTCTTCATCTTTCACAACATATACGCTATTATTGTTATCTCTTAAAAATTCTATATATGTATTTAAATTTTTATTGTAAACTATTATCATTCTGTAAATTAATTCAGTTTGATATAATTCTTCAATATCGCTAACGAATTCATTTATTTTACTCAATTCTCTTATTGATATCGTCATTCGTATTTTAATATATATATTATCGCCTTATGTAAATTTAATTATATAAGATTATTTATATAATTAATAATTATAATGAATGATAATATTATTAAAATTGAACTTTCATATTTTTTAGATAAGTATAAAAATGTTGAAAGTATTCCTGTAAATATTAAGAATAAGGTTGATGAATTAGAAAAAAATTATAATTGTTTTAATTCATTATATGACCCTAAAATGATATGGGTTAAAAAAAATTTTGTTAAAAAAGAAAAACATTTACAACAACGAAATAAAGTTCACGTTATTATACCGGACTTCGAGCAAAGTTCTGTATTAAAAAGAAAACTATTAGGATTATTAAATAAATTAACTATTGTTAATAAAAATAACATTTACAATAAAATTACTGAAATCATTGGTGCCGAAGACAATCATAAGACTTTTGATATAATATGGGATTATATATTATTAAATGATAATATATTATATTCTAATATATTGTCATTTTATGATAATACATTTATACAAAATAAAATAAATACCAAATGGAATAGTTATATTCAAAATAAAGAATGGAAACCACCAGCATATATATATGATAATAATATATTATTTTTAAAAGATGACTATGATATATATTGTGAATATATTAAATGGAAAAAAAATATTATGAATATAACGACAATATGGCTGAGATTTAAATTAGATAGCATAGATATTTTATTAAATGATATTTATAACTATATAATTGAAATTATAAAAGAAAACATAGTATATAAACATATTTTAGATATATTTTTAGAACAGGTATTTTTAATACTAAGTACCCATAAAAATATTAATATTATTAATAATATAAAAAATATTGATATTAATAATTTTAATAATTCTACTAAATTTATTATTTATAATATTTTGGATTTAGAAAATAAATAATTTCTATATTATAATATAGAGTAAGAAACGCAAAATATAATATGAAGGAGTCGGATAATAATTTGTCTTTCTATACAAGTTTAATTATACAAATGATATTTGTTATATTA